AAGTGAGTGTTGTATGCCAAAACATCGAGCAAGTTAGATAAACCAGCTGCTTCAAAGTCGTAGTCTTCAAACTCTGACTGCTGAGCAAAGAACGTCTTTAACTTATTCTTAATGCTATCAAAGTCAAGTTGTGTAGATGTAATGTTTGTTGCCATGTTATCTTAACCTTGTTATTGTCGTTTCCAGTACAACAATTTCTTCTGTATTTTTAACCTGAAACTCAAGCGTGATTAGAACATTATAGTTGTCTATATACGCTTGAACTTTTAAACTACGTACTGTTGCTCTTGGCTCATAGTTCTCAATCGCTTGACGAATACGAATATTAATGTCTTCCGCAGTTTCATCATCAGCGAGTTCAAATAAGAGTCCTTGAATGCCAGCACCGAATCTTGGTTGAAACGGTTTCTCGTTGAAGTTAGTAAGAATCAAATTTTTGATAGCCTGTTTTACTGCAGCAGCATCAGTCTTCTTATATACGTCACCACTCGGACGATTTGCAAACGTCAGATCGATGTCTTTATAAGTTTTATTTCTTGTCGTAACGAGTGCCTTTGAGGAAAGGTTACCGTCTTCGACTGAAAATGCTCTACTGACCATAAGATTCTCTTATTCTTTCGTATTATTTATAATGATTAAACGCGGTTTAACCTTTTACGATTCTCCAATATGGACCGTCTGGACCTGGATCGCCTTGGTCCTCCACTGCTTTATAGCTACCATTAGGATCAATACGCGCTTTAATTTGTTTAATTCCACGGTTAGCAAAAGCTTCTTTTGGATATTTTTTCCGCAACAATTGATTAAGAACTCTTTGCTTCTTCTCCTCGGCTGAAGCAGCTTTAGACTCTTCATCTTTTTTACGTTGCTCTTCTGCAGCAGCTTTTGACTCCTCACGTGCAGCAAGGCGTTCTTCGCGAGTTCTATTTGCAAATGGGTCATCGCTAGCGGTTGCTGGAGGTGCAGGTGTGGACGTCACCGAAGGTGTAGAGGCTGATGACGCTGTAGGTGCTGGGTCTGGCGCTGAGGTCTGTTGCCCAGTTTGTGTTATTTCTACTTCTGGAGTTTCTTCTACTTCTGGTGTAACTGTTGCAGCTGGGACTGCTCCAGGTTGTGCAAGTTCTGCAGCTACAGCATCGCTAGTTACTGGAGGTGTAGGTTGTGGAGCAGGAGCATTTGTTGCTGCGGCAGATACAGTAGCAGCGCTTTCTCTTGATGCCTGTTCTGCTGTTGCTGAAGGGAATTCAACTTCGACAAAATCACTGTTACTCTGGACATTATTATTAAATCTAGTTTCAATTTCTCTCGCAAAGGTTGCAGTATAAGTTTCATCAATGTCAGGAACAGTAATGATTATTTGCGCGTTGATTGACCCATCTGGCGCATAATCATCATAGTCAAGAATAAGCTTGTCGTACTGAATAACATCTTTTAAGTAAACAGCAAGCTCAAACGTTTTTCTATTATCGGCTTGTCCACTAATGTTATTAATAAGTTCATAAACAACGGCACGGCCTTCTGCAGCTAAACCTTTTATATCATCAAGATCATTGACTTCCCCGGGCCCTGGAACATAGTAACCTTCAACAACCGTTAAAGTATAGTCGGCAAACGGACCAGAAGTTCTGTTGTTGTTTACCCACTTCATAGCATATGCATTCGCCTGTAAGTTTCTTGCAATTAATGCTCGATCAGCACGGGCTGTGGTATTAAAGTTAGCGATCTCTCCACTTCCAGACAAGAAAGTAGAAACCGGAATGTCTGGTGCTATTTTAGTTGAGCTGCTTATATCATCAACATCAAGAATTGCGTAGTTCAAGTCAGGTACAAATCTTTTGTTTGCTGGAATACCGGATGGCGTAAAGTCACCAAAGTTACTTGTTCCTCTGTTTCCAACTCTTATAGCTCCGCGTCTCTGTGTTCCGGACTGAGCAGCAATTCTTCCTATTCCTGGGGGAGTTGCGGTTGCGTATCTTGAGTTAAGTTTACCGGCTGAGACAGCGTTTGCAACAAAATCGGTATTATCCCTATTAAAAGGATCTCTCATACGTGATCTGATTTCTTCGGTAGTGAGATCAGTATGTGAAAGTCCACCGGTTTCAGCGTACTTATCAAACACTCGCAACAGCTCGCCTTTTTCTATTGAAACATTTATGACGCCTCTACCACCTACGTTCAAGTAATTATCAAGAACTTCTGCTGTTGGAAGAACAGTTGTAGGAGTAGCTACATTTACTTCTGCTCCAGCAGATCCACCTCCGCCAAGACCCGCTGTGCCGGCTCTTCCTGCTTGAGTCGCTGTCTTAGCGTTTCCTTCAAGCGCACCAAAGAATGTTGGCGCAGTTACACCTTCACCAAACGTAGCACCCTTACCATACATTACAACACCTTCGCCGCCTATAGTTCCGGTGGATCCCATAAGCAATAAAGAATCTGCTGCGATGTTTGCGCTTTTCGAAGATATGTCAGTTGAGTTTTTCCCGGTCATATAAAGTACATTACCACTATGGATTGAAACAATACCTTCACCAGCAATCTTTACAGTTCCCTTTGTAATATTTGTAGTGTTACCAAGAGTTGTAGTTGTATTTGAACCAATTACTGTTTCAGATTTATTTTGCTGAACAATCGTACCCTTGTTCTTTGTAACAGTTTCTCTATGGTTACCCTTAATTGTTTCTGTAAGGTTACCTTTTAAGTTTACATTCATATTCAAAGCTGATACATTAAAGTTCCCACCGACTTTAAAATCAACATCGCCTTTAAAATCATATGAAGCGTTACCACTCACAACAATTGTCATATCATCTTTAATTGTCATGATATGAGTCTTGCCAACACTAATGCCAATAGAACCGTCCGGTAACATGTCAATGCCAGAACCAGTTCTATGTTTTATGAGAATACGCTCGCCAGCCGGCGTATCATTGTATTCGATAATGTGGCCAGACGGTGTTACGTTAATATCGCTTTTTGTAGCTTGAGTCGGTAGTTCTGGCGCAGCAATGTCAAGATTTTTACCAGTGACACCAGTATATGCTAGCTTCTTGTTGTTTGAACCTCTCCAACCTTTGTTTAGTGTAGATTCGTACCAATAATCTTTTGGCGGCAAACTACCAGAAGGATCGTCAAACGTACCCGGAGCAATTTCACCGGCTTCATCGCCAATTAGTTCATCATCTCTATCTTCAGCCATTATGAAACCCTCTGTTGTCTACGTAGTGCAATCAACGCATCTAAGCTATATGAATTATTTGGATAAGGAGAAGCAAATATTCTCACATTAAATTTATTTCTGCAGTATCGAACAACATCAAATCCTGGATCTGGTTTTCTGTTTGGATCCGTGTCGTTGTGTCCAAACGCTTGACCATACGGAAACACTTTGAAAAATGAATCCATAAACATATCAAAGGTTGCCCACTGAGCGCTAGTCAAACTATCAGAAGATGCATAACGTGGATTATTTGCTACGGCTTGATAACCACCAAGTCTTTGTGCTTCGGCTGATGTTAAATTGATTCCACCAACAAATGAAATGCCAATTGAGTTTCTATTTCTTCTCAAAGCATGAGCACCAGCCTTATTAATGTCTCTGCCTCTTTGCAAAGAACCATCACGTAAAATAATAAAGTGATATCCAATTTCACTAAATCCACGATTTAAATGCGATTGGTGAATTTGTTCTGCACTTATATCTTGGTCAATAAAGTTCGCAGTCCAGTGAACAACCACTTCAGTAATATCCCTTGTCGCCGAGATCAGTGTAGCATCAAGTTCTTCTTGTGTTTCAACGTAACTAAATTGTTCTGCCATAATATCCTCTTAAATAATTTTACTGATAGTCGATTTTGCAGGAAGAGGTAAATCTTTTGCAACCTTTTCAGCCATAGTCACTGGAATATTACCAAGCTGACTTTCAATATCTGGAAGATCTAGACTAGAAAATTTTCCAAGTAGCTGTGCAGCCTCAGCTGCTTTATTCTTTTCAAGTAACTGTGCAACACTTGGTTTTACAATATCTGGTAATTTTACACCAGAAGTTACTTTATCTAATGTTGGACCAAGGGATCCATTCAAGCTCTCAGTTAGATTTTTCAACTGTCCAGTAAATCCATTTTTAATATTACCAACCTCTGCTTCTAAGCCAGCAGCAAACTTTCCGACTTCGCCTAAGAACCCATTTCCAACAGGTAAACTTTTTCCAACAACATCATTAAGAGAAGATAGAAGCGCACCCGGATCAGCGTTTGATGTACCAGCTAATGCACCCGCAACTTTTGAAATAGGATCTCCAGTTACCTGCGCTAACGCTTTACCCATTGCTTCTGGTGTTGGAGCTGTTACTTTAAAATCTAATAAGCCTCCACCTATAGTATCACCGGCAAGTGTTTCCAAATCATTATTTATTGAGGATGGTTCTTTTACTATGTTTGATAAACCTGGAGCGTTTCCAGCAAGAAGAGCTACACCTTTGTTAGCAACTTTTTGAGCTTCTTCTAGTCCTTCAATATCATCGACTTCAGCAGTTAAAGATTCAAACCCTCCGGAAACAGTGCCTATTGCCGCGCCTAAGGTGCTTTCTTTTAAAGCTTTAAACTGCGTTGCCGCATCTACTGCTTTTGGTAGTAGACCACCTATGTTTGCGCGCTGGACTACACCATCAAGTTCTCGGTTTAAAGAATTTAAATTTATTTCTGGTAATTTAACCATTTTAGCCTACCAATCCATATGTATTATAAACGCTCAATGCATTAGCAACTCTTATTTTTTCATCAACTCTTGGTGAAGGGGCATTTCCGAAGAAGCTAGTGTCACTAGGTGGATCATTATAATCAGAAATACCATCACCAAACTCTGGCCTTCTATATTTTCTCATGTACTCAATAGCTGCGTGGTCTGCTCTTGATGTATTTTCAATCGCAGATCCAGCAGTTCCATTTTCAAGTGCAATCTTCACCCATAGGAGTTGAGAATCTAGAACATAAGGGTGTATTTCTGCGTTAACACATGCATCTAAATAACCTGCCCATTCAAACTCGTCCTTTTGCCAGATGCCATATAGTGGGTAGCCATCTTGTGTACCAGTTTTAGTACCATCAATATAACCCTCTTCAAAACTATTCGAATCTACTATCAAGTTTCCAACAATTCCCGCTGATTGTTCTGCGGTATATCCACCGCCAACACTTGACATAAAGAAGTTAAATGCTTGTTCGATTTTATCGCTGCCAGCTGAAACTGCTGCGTTTTGAAGAGATGGTTCTGATGATGTAGATGTTTCTGTAGGAACTGAAGCCGGTGCTGGAGCTTCTCCTTGAGAAGGAGATGGTGCTTCAACCGCCCTAGGTCTTTCTCTTTCCTGTGCATAGCTCTCTTCAAAAGAACCACCTCGTTCAGCGCTTTGCCTTACTTGAGTTTCTGTTGGAGTTAGCGTATAAGGAATAGATCCAATCACTAATGGTTGTTGTGACTGAGGACCGTCTAAGAATATGCCGACGACTTGAGCACCGACACCAATTCTTGGACCCCGACCGTACATCAATCCAACTTCGGTTGTTGGAATAACTAATGAAGCCCAAGGTAAGTCTGCATCACGAATCTCTGGATTGTCATGAATACCAACGATACGCACCTTGAGTCTACCAAGTTCCAAAGGATCGCCGGTGTTACGAATCACTGTGCCGATAAACCATCGAGTGGTATCGCCGTAGAATCCAGTAGTCTGTAACGTTTTCATACCTTGCATGTTATAATCCTATTCAGCAATATTAATGTCTGGAACAACATAGTTGTTACTTACTTCGGTTTTGTCAACAATCTTAACACCGGTCAGATGAACAGTATATCCTTCTCGAGTAAATACATGTCTTGCAGCATAAATTAGATATTCACCAGATTTAGAACTGTCTCTATTATTTGCCGCATTTGTGCCATCAGCCGGAGGAGCTAAGAATACCAAGTTGTATTTATTTCCAATCGTAGTGTGAGCTGCTCCGATCAAAAAGTTTCGGCCTGGAACAACAAAATTCATTGACGTGTTAACTAACCAGTTGCGTAAACCTTTTGCATCGAGTCTTTCTAAGAATTCACCCTGAGTTCTACTTTCACCTAGAGAATATACACCACCATCATATAAATCGGTAGAATAAATGTTGGAGACTAGTTTTGACGCAGATCTTAAATGGATAAGTTCTGCCTGAGCATCTCCTCCTCTTTCTTCCAACTTTGCGTCTGAAGGATATACATCTTCTATATCAACCGGTCGTCCAAGAGCTCTACCTATATTCGCTCTCTGCTGAAACATATCATATGCCGTCCATCGATTCTTATCAATACTGTTACCATCAGCTCTATGTCCAGGATAAATGACTTTATTACGCGTAACATCATGGAAACCATATACAGTATTTAAGAATCCATTATGATTTATCTTAAGTAACTCCTCATTGATCGGGTTGTTATATCCCTCAATAATATATGCTTGATCATCGATCGAAAGATTTTCTGTATTCGTGAACGCCTGCGAATAACGATAAGGTTGAGTCCTACTATTAACTGGATTATTTTCTAGCATAGCTGATAGAGGTATCAGATGTAATTTATCATTAGTTAATGTTGAAAAGAAATAAAAGGGGGAAGCGTCAGCAGTTGTAATTCTATCTTTAATCCAATCAGCAGCCTTAAGTGGTCTCATGTCTGGGATAACTACGCCAAACGTGCTTTGAGCATCCTGACTTGTTTCGTATTCAGGTCCCGCGTCTCTTGTCTTTGATAGCTCTTTGCCAAGAAACTCCTGTACAATTTTTGAAATAATTTCATATCCTTTACCGAAATATGGCTTATTGACATTTATCATTTCAGACAAGTAGCCAATATCTTCAAGAATATGCATTGCAACAACTGACTGACTATCATTGGTACGAACGTTTTTTACGATCTTATCAATGTAAAAGTTTTTCTGAATTTCATCAGCCCCTGCTTCAGGGAGTTTTACTGTCATAGAAAATTTTTCAATTCCATAAAAATTGATCTTTTCAGTGATACGGTCTACATCAACAAATGTTACTGTTCCAGTAATATATGGTTTGTCAAGATGTTCGTAAATATCAATGTCAGTTACAACATTAGTAATGTCAACCTCTGAACCTTCTCGCGAGAAAGATGAAGTTAGTAAAGCTTCTTTGAGTACAAAATCCTTAGCGGACTGTGACTGGGTTTTTCTTTCCATATTATGATCTCAATGCTTGATTGAATGCATTCACTACGTCGTTAAGTGCTCTAGGTTTAATTACTTTGATAGATCTCAGTGCATCATTAGAAGCAACGTAACGATCTAAGAAACTCACGGCTGAGTATGAAGCAGCATTGCCAACAGCCGGATCAATATCCACATACTGTAAGTCATCGTTTTCATAGTGATGAACTGAGTTATATTCTGTAGAAGCACCAGTAAGAGTTACAGATTGAACTACATCATTTACTGTAGATGTAATGACTTCGTCTGCTTCAAATGAACGAGTACCTTCGATAATAATTTGTCCAAAATCAAGTCTACGTTTTACGACTTCACCAGTTGCACCAGATGAAGAACCAGATACTGTTTGACCCGGTAAGAATATTCCTGTTAAGTCATCTGTAGTTGTCAAAGTAGTATTCGGAAAATGTTTCTGCGCGAGCTCTTCAAGTTGAATGTTTCCCAGTGGCCAGCCCTGAGTTTTTAAGTTGTCATTTAAAAGATAAAATGTCCAATGGTAATGAGGTGAACCATATATCTTATACGACACAGTATCGGGTCTGTCACCATCTTGCACAGTATAGTACTGGTAGAAGTTAACGTCGTCTTTTACTTGGTCGATAATATCAACATACGCAGAAATATCTTGAAAAGAAGTTAAACTCTCTTCGTTACCAAACTTATATGCTACATTAGGAAAGTTATAAAAATATGCCATTAGTAACCTCCAGCCACATCTGCTTTGTTGAGTGTTCTTTCTTCAACAAACGCTAATGTAACATCTACCTCTGATGGTTTACCATCTGCGTGCCAACCCATACTCGAAGGGTTATATGTTGTTGTTACGTTTCTTAGATATACCGGTTTGATTTTAGTAGCAACCGGTTGATTGTTATACTTCATATCAATATCAAATAAGTTAGGGAAGTTATAACCAATAAGTTCTGTGCCATCACCTGTAACAGACGGATAAAGTTCTGTTCTAAAAAATTTAACAATGTTTTCAATTTCAATTGCTTCTCTACGAGAGTTTGCAATCATTTTAAATTGGAATGAAAACTCACGAATGTTTACAGATCTAAACAGAGTGCGTTTGTTAGGATTCACAGCGGTTCTTAATACTGACGCGGTTACGTTACCTATAGTTTGTCCTGGTGCAAAATTAGCAATTCTTACTGCAGCAAGTCTAGCTGCTTCACCAGTTGCACCACTGTTACCAGTAAATATGTCATTAGCAACTGCTTTAGCATCTCGCATAGCATTACCTAATGCAGCACCCGCGGATCCTCCTCTATTGATTGTAGCTTCCGCCGTTGCTCCCAAAGCGCCAAGCTGGACATTTGATTCATAATCAGCTTGATCAGCAAATGTAATTGCTTGAGGTAGATACAACGTAACTCTTTGACCAGAATAGTTTCTTTTATTTGATCGTGTTCCATATTGATACCTGTCTCCAACGTCAACGCCTGTTGGTAGAGCTTGGCTACTAGAGTTGTTTTTAAAACTTTCACCTATGTCTTTCAAAACACCATAAACACCAGGAAAATTTGCTTCAGGAACAGGCGGAGCAAAAGATCGAAACGTGATCTTGCCCGGATAGTCATTACGGGTATCGTATGGGAAATATAAAGCCATATTGTACCTAATAAATAGTATGAAATCTTTAACATTATTTATAAGGAAACTCGGTGGCTTATTCTGGTCGTTATAAAGTAAAAAACCGTAAGAAGTACAAGGGAGATCCTGATAAGGTT